ACTTGGATCAAGCGGTTCGACCAGTTTTAACTATGGCACTGGTAGTAGTGCTGCAAGTATTGCTAACAATCTTTCAGGAAACGATGTTTCAACATCTGCTGCACAACCTGCCAATATAGTTTTTCAATTTGATACTCCTAGTGCTAACGCATATCAAACAGTCAGATATGATGGCGTTACAATAACTGGAAACACTAGCGCAAATAGGTCTATAGGAGGTTGTCTTATGACCTACCATCAAGGAGCAATGACTGGGATTAGATTTCAATTATTTAGTGGAAATATATATGGCTCATTTAGTTTATATGGCATTGCTAAATAATTGTTTAATAGTAAACAAAAAATTATAGGACTTAATAATGACACGTTATCACGCAACCGTTGACGGAGATGTACCATTTACTGCTGAAGAAGAAGCTGAATGGGACGCACAAGAAGCAGAATGGAACGCAGGTGCTAATGATCGATCAGAAGCTATCGTTAGAGAAAAACGCAACGATTTACTAGCTGAATCCGATTGGACGCAGATTACTGATGCAACTGTTGATAAAACAGCTTGGGCTACATATCGAACAAGTCTTAGGGACATTACAACACATAGTAATTTTCCAGATTTAGAAGAGGCCGATTGGCCTACAAAACCAGAGGTATAAACAATGACTACTTTTGTCGTTACAGTAGCAGCAGGGAAATTTGTAATTGATGGAGTCTCTCAGAAAGCTTTTACTGCCATAGAAAGTTGGGTTGATCCCAGAGCTGAGTAGATGAATGATAGCAGAGATAACTATACTAATTGCTTCGGCAGAAAAGGCTTTTAATTTAATTGAAAAAGGATTAGAAAACAAAAAGCGTTTTGACTCTTTGCATAATGAGATTGGATCAATTTTTGAAGCAAAAGAAAAAATTGATAATGCTCAAAATGAGTTAAACAAAAACGAAAAATACGATGATGCTTCGTTAAATCAATACGCTCAAGAAGTCTGGAAAGCAAAGGAAGCTAGTAAAAAATATGAAAAACGGCTAAAAAAAATATTTAGTGATGCAGGAAAATCACCTGCTTACTATGAGTTTGTAGCTATTAGAGAAGAAAGAAAAAAAGAACTAATACAACGAGAAAAAAAAGAAAAAGAAAAAAGAATAAGAATAGCAAAGAAAAAAAGAGAGTTTAATGAATTGCTGTTTTTAGTCGTTGTATGTGTAATTTTAATGGGCGGTGGTGGCTGGATAATTTCTTTTATTGGATCGTTATAATGGAGTATCAAGTGCTTTTTAATGTGGCAGTAGGCGTGTCGGGATTTATTGGAGGCTGGCTAGTTAATAGGGTCTTTGTCTTGCTAGATCGAATAGATGCCGATATGAAGTCTATCGCTGTGCAGTATGTCACTAAAGAAGATTATCGTGAGGACATTAGAGAAGTTAAAGAAATGCTTGGTGCAATCTTTAAACGACTTGAGACTAAGGCTGACAAATGAAACTTGATCCTGTTTTACTTAATATGGCCTGTTCATGGTCTATGAAGGCTTACAACGAAAATAATCCAGACACTATTAAAATAGAAAACAAATGGACTTCTACTACTGCCTATTTTGTTAAGCGTAAGTCAGTAGACATCATTGTGTTCAGAGGGACACAATCGACCGCTGATTGGATTTTTAATGCCAGTGCTATACCTGTACCGTATGCAGGTCGCTTCTGTCACGGTGGCTTTGCGACGGCTCATGCCTCTGTTTGGGGTCAGATCAAGAAGCTTATCGATTATAAGAAGCGTACTCTAATATGTGGGCATAGCTTGGGCGGTGCGCTTGCAGAGCTAACAGCCGCTAAACTAAACAAAAAGCACCCTAACTTAAGTCTGATTACTTTTGGCAAACCTAATACATTCTTCAAAGGCTTTAAACGTCCTATGGAACTGGACGATCAAATCTCCTGTGTGATGGGCAGTGACATTGTAGCCAAGATACCTCGGTTCTGCTACGGCCCGTCTAAATCACAGACCATGCTATACTTTGCTAATTCTGGTAAGAACTTTATAAACCCAGCCAAGAAGGACAAGGACGGTGGTGTATCTGATGCCATCTCCGATCACTTCATGGATGGATATAAGAAACGCTTAAAAGGATTCATAAAGGAGCAAAAAAATGAGACTACTGATACTTAGTGCTATTGTGATGCTATCTGGCTGTACGTCTGTTCAGCAGGTCATGGATAACAAGGATCTGTACTGCAACCAATTATACAAAGGAGTACGCGCTGTCGGTCGTGGTGCATTAAGCGCAACCACTGGAGTAATAGTGCCCGATGTCTGCGATACCATTGATGTTTTGGCCGAGCAAGTAACTCCAACAGATGAGGTAGGAGCTTAATGTCTCTTAAAGGCATTTTAGGAGCGTTAGCACCAACTTTAGTAAATGTTGCAACTAGCGGTAATCCAGTTGCTAATATTGCTATAAAAATGGCAGCTAAGAAATTAAATATGCCTGAGACTTCAACGTTAGAGCAGATTGAAGAATTGGTCGAACGAGAACCAGACAAAATTCCTGCTTTGACTCAAACCGAAAACGAATTAAAAGCGATGGAAATTAATTTAGAGTCTTTTAAAGTGGAAGTAGATGATAGAAAACACGCAAGAGATACTTTTAAAAACGATTGGACACCTAAAGTTTTTGGTATATTAGCTCTTATTTTATATGGGGTGTATGTAATGACTGTAACAATCATGCCCCATGATGCTAATGATGAAACCATCATATCACTCGTGCTCGGCCAGCTATCTGGGGTGCTAGGGACAATGGCCGCATTCTGGTTTTCTGGATCAAGTACAAAGTGAGTAAAATGATAAAATTATTAGAACAACTTAAACGACATGAGGGTTTTGAAAGTCACGTTTATGACGATAGTGGCAAAGACATCGAAAACAATGGGAGGCTGACGATAGGAATCGGCAGAAACATAGACCCTAGAGGCGGTTTAGGTATAACTGAAGAAGAGGCCATGTATCTGCTTGAAGCGGATGTCCTGCGGTGCATTAAAGAAATAAGCGGAGAGTATTCGTGGTTTGGACAGCTTGATGAGGTTAGGCAAGAAGCTATCATAAATATTTTTTTCAATCTTGGCGCTACAAAATTTAGGCTTTTCAAAAACGCTATTCAGTGCCTTGAAGGTGGAGACACGAAAGGAGCTGCAATAGAGTTTCTTGATTCTAAGTGGAGCCGACAGGTAGGCAATCGAAGCTTTGAGCTTGCAGAACAATTAACTACTGGACGATATGCTGAATGAAACAACTTTTTATATATAAATTCAATATGGAGAGGTGTATTGATGGAGATTCTGTTATTGGTTCTGCTGAGTGTGGTTTTGACGTTAGTGTACGGATTTCTGTACGCCTTAATGGTTGTGATACTCCCGAATCCAGAGGAGGAACTAAAGAAACCAAAGCACACGCAAAACTTGCGTCTGAATACACAAAAAAGTTTTTTACAGAGAGCGGTCCGTTTTTTCTTGAGTCCCAAAAATTAGATAAATTTGGAAGGTCTTTAGGAAGAATTTACAACTGTAAAGATAAATGTCTAAATGATTTATTAATCAAAAACTATCTTGCAGTTGCTTATCATGGTCAAAACAAAAAAGAAGTTAAGGAAGCGCATGAAGCAAATAGAAAAATGCTAATGTAAAACAGAATGATAAGCTTTAGTTTCTTTCATGTAATCGAAAAACTTATTGCTAATTTCATCAGTAGAAAAAACAAATTCTTCAAGGTTTGATAAATTCCACGCAAGAGTGGCTATATAACTAAAATCATTTTCTGAAAAATTCTTTTCAGCACTCTCAATCCAATCATCAATCTCTTCTTGACTCTTAGATAAAAAAATTAATGGTTTCATTTTAATGCCTTCAATAATAGTGGCAGACGATATATGCTAGTAAGATACCGATACTTTAAAATTCTAGCAGCTTCTTTGATTCTTCTAACACTTATTTTTTCTCCAGCTTTATAGTCTTGACCACAATCAGTTTTCCAAAACCAAAATTTAGCACAGCAACCCATAACATAAACTAAATTATCTGTTAGACAAACTGAAGCAAAAACATAGGCATCACATTTTTGATTTCTAAGATAATCTGTAAGCATTGCACTGTTATTACCTCCAACACGAGGAAATCGAGAGTTACTGCTTTTTACGTCTATTTTTATGTTTTCGGCTAAAAAATCGTAATCATAAGTGTTTTCAACAGTATGAGGTATATTTAACCCATTTAAAACCTGAGAAACTGCTAACTCGCCAAGAATGCCTGTAGCAAAAGAATTTTTATTGACTGAGCGTCCATTCAAACTATCAGGTCCATTATCAGCAATCTCATGCCATAAATCAGGTATTTCAATTATTACTGGTGTCATAAGTCGGCCAAGGAACGTGGATCCCCATTTTGTCACCAAAATGTCTATTTAGCGTTTCAAATACTTTTATGTATTCAACCTTATGTGCTTTAGACGTTGAGTCCTTACCTGTCATGGCTTCTTGTACAGGTTTCCATAAATGCTCTTTTACGCCTGCCATAGTCCAATCAATAGATGCCTTATGTTCTAAAACTTTTTCCATGCCGTAACCAGCAGCGTTCAATTCATCAGCCATAAGCTGACACCAAACGTGGAGCGCGGAGTTTTGTTTTAAGCTACGCTGCTTACCAGTAGCCCACTTTATTACTATGTACTTATCTTTAGCGTACAAAGCATCTATATGGTCCTTGAACTGTTTCATTGTGTGTTCGCTGTTTACAACCCAGTGCTGACCTTCGTTAATTTGCATATTAAATATATCCCACAAAATTGATTCGCTCATTGTTACCAAGTTCTCTTTGTTCTTGAATAATTTTAAATTGTTCTCGATAGTGTTTAGCAACGTCTTTAAGGTTTTTTTTGTAATCTTTAGCTAACCCAATGTTTTCACGTTTTTCTTGCAAAATATCAATAGCTTGTTTACCTAATGTTTTTAAGGCCCATCGGTGAAAATCTTCAGGATTACTGCCCAGTTTTTGGTGGCAACTAAAACAATGAGCAAAACTATTCATTGGATCATATCGTACAGCGTAAGCTCGCCTTCCATAATAGTGGCTACAGTGCAATCCTTGACTGTTTTCTTCATACTGTTTACCACAGCACTCGCAGGTCCAATTTGTTCGCGCCCTAACACATTTGCTAAAATATTTATCGGCTGGACTTATTTTCATGCAGAAACCTTTAAAATCAAATATTGATTACTATTTTTGTCGGCATATTGTTTAACTTTGTAATCGAAAGATTTTGATTTGCAATAAGCAAAAATGGAATGATATTGCCTTCGCATATCATCGTAATTATCAAAGGTCAAAGCCTCATCAAAATCCATTTCAAGAAAACTTTGAATAAAAGCATTCCGAGGCTGCTTAACAACCTCAGAATTTATTTTTATTATTTTAGGTTGCGGCCTCAAAACGGAATATCCTCAAGTGTCGATTTTGATTTTTCTTGAACCTGCTCTGGCTGATCGACAGGTTCAGACCATTTAACCGACAGATATGGTTTACTACCATCGTCAGGCACATTTTTCCATCCTGTAAGAGTTATCTTGCCGTTATCGTCTAGCGTAACTTTGCCGTTTTCAAAGTCAGACAGAAGCGATTTTAGGCGGTCTACATCAAGTTTAGCGTAGTATCCATCGGTAAATTTACTTGGCGATAGATTTAAAAGTAAAGAATATCGGTTGGCCATTTAATATCTCCGTTTGTGATTTTACATAAGTGTCGGCTTCTATCAGGATTGGCAAAGCCTTTTCAAAAAATTCATCATCTTTTTTTACTTCGATGATAAAAGGTTTTAAATCAGGGTGGTAACTAGCAAAAAACATAGACTGAATCTCCATTATGTGCATCTGCATCTGCACTTGCTGAATGTATTCCGTAGGTAATTTTTTGTTCTTCATGTACCTGACATGGGTGCTTGCGCGAGGACATTTGATTTCTATAGCACAATCTTTTTCATCAAAGGTAAAAACGCCATCAGGACTACAGCCTATATCGTGGTCATCCAATAAGTAGAAACCAACCTCTTTGATATCGACATCAAGAATGGTTGCAAAGAAATCACGAGCCTCTGACTCTCGCTCTGTGCCGCGCAGCATATCGTCATTCCTAAACGTGTCTACAGGCTTACCAGACATCTTCTCAGCAATGACTGCGTTGAGATAAGTATCTCTAGTCGTTGAGGTAGTTTTTGCGCCTTTGGTCGTTACAAGAGCTTTGATAGCACTTGCAGTAGAACAACCTGCTCGTGCCTCAAGCCACTCCTGACTGCCTTGCTGGCAGTATTTAACCCTCACGATTTTTTCCTACTAGCTTTAATCCTTTCTTTTTTCACTTCAATCCTACCTTTTAGGAGGTTAATTTGATCTTCTGAAATGTTCCAATCTTTAGACTTTATAGCTTCTAAAGCTTCTTTTTCGCTGACATTTACCTGATCAAGCTGTTTTCTTAAATCCTGAACGTCTTCAGAATACCAACGCTTGCTTTTTTTGTTAGTTTTGCGATCACCATGCGTAGCAAATTCTGCGTCATCGTCAAGCTTAGGGTCTGAAATTAAAAAGAGGCTTGCTAAAAGGTATCTCTTAGCGTAGGTGTAGCAACCACCAGTGGCTTGAGCACCGACTTTTTCCTTATCGACAAGGCAGGTTTGACTGTGATGCTGACCGCTTGCTAAATGTCTTAAATGTATACGGACACCTGCGTCACGGTCTTGATTGATATCTTCAAAGTAAAAGAAGATTCCGTTGTCAGCAAAAGCTTGAGTTGCTGGCGGCAACAACGATTCCAATTTGTGATATTGGTTTTTTATATGTGCGTTGATGCCATTTTTTTCAGGCGTGATAAAACTTTTTTGCGCCTCATAAAAAGAGTGCCAAAATATTTGATTATCCATGCGAGACTCCCATCTCAGTTGTAGGAAGTGTAATCCTAAACTAATTTGATATTTTGTGCAAGTATGTTTTTTTTGGTTGAAAGAGGATGTGCTAACAACCCGTGAGCGATCGGCTTGCGATGGGAGGAAACAAGATGTAGTAGTTGGTTCTACATATTGTTAGCACATATTGTATATTTTACAGCAACGTAATCGTTGTGTATACTGTTCGATCGGTGTGATAAATCCTGACCGATAAAACTCAGCGATATGGCTTATGGACAGCCTGAAACGTCCAGATAGCGCAGTGTTCCGAGAGTGATGGGATCGTGCCTGATCAGCAAAGTGACGGCAACAAACCGAGTTAGTGGACACAAAAGGTGGGGTTAGACGAGCCTCCAATGATGGGAAATCGTTTCGGCAATAGCAACACTGCGGATTATGCTCAAAAGTGCTTCTAGGTGTCCCAAACCATCTAAATGACTTTTTTGCCTATATAAGTGTAGTTTTTGTTGAAAGTTTGTTTAGTGTGTGTATAATTAAACCATATAGAGGCATTCCGCTTCTTTGATGGGAGAAAGATATGATTACTAAGACTTATTTTACTGTTGAGCAAAAAACTTTTAATTCACCTAAAGGTATGGGTGTTTGGGGATGGTCTAAACGCTCAAAAGAAACAACTGATCGCGCTGAAGCACAGCGTTTGTTAGCAGAAGCAGCAGAGTATAAAGCCAACTGGATAGCTCAACAATTATCAGAATCCACAGATCAAGGCGCTATTGATCATCTTCTTAAAATACAAAAAAACACAGAGTTTCGTATTGTCGAAGAAGAAAAAACATTCACACACGCTTCTTATTACGGCTACAGTGATGTTCATGCTTATGAGATAGTTAAAATTATCAGCGACAAAACTATTGAGATAAGGAAGATGGATACTGAGCATGATATCTCCCATCTAAAACAGTATGCAGGCGGTTTTGCTGGGCACGTTGCAGACCAGCGCAATCAAAAAGTGACTTACGCAAGCAACCCAAATGCTGAGGTGATCAGAATTAGGCGCAAGAAAAATAACTCAGAAGAATGGGGTCACGCAGGTCTACGTTTTGGTCTCACGCAAGAGCCTTACGCTTTTTACGATTACAACTTTTAATTTAGCAGCGCCTCTTCGGAGGCGCATAATCTTGATGGGAGAAAATATATGTTTGATGTTTATTGTCCACATTGCGGCGAACCTTGCGACCAAGACGCATTCCATGACCCAAAGGCTTACGATGCGCCAGATGGTAGTTACAAGCAGTCTGCTGCTCTATTTAAAGCTAATGGTTGCGGTATGTTCCAAGCTAAACCGCAGATTTGCACACGGCCTGTAGTAGAGACTCCTGAGCGTATGGAGCTGATAAAGGCAGGCATGAAGTTTAGTGAGCATCCTGACGAGTGGTTGATGTTCGTTTAACCTTATTATGAATGGGAGAAAGACATGATAAAACTAGAAAAAGCAACGGTAACGGATGTAATCCAAGAAAATATTGATGATTTAATCGCCTTCGATTATGACGAGCCAATGGCGATTATTAACCCACCTCGCAAGGTCTCTGACGAGATAATGGAGGTTTCGGTAAGAGCTGATGGGGATGCCTTAGACTTAATGTCCAGCACTTGGGAAGAGGTTAATGAGATTCAAGCCGATATGTGTGCTGCTTTTGCAGGCAGAATCAGCCATGATGAATTTTTTATAAAGTATGAAAAACATTACAAAATGGCAAAAATTAAGCTACTTAATGCTTTTTCAGATCGAATTGTTGAAGTTCATCAATATAATCAGAGTGAGGCAGAATTATGTTAAGCGTTGCTAAAATTTCTGCTGTAATCTCGTTAGTAGCTGCAATAATGTGGGCAGGTTCTCTTGATTTTGAGGACGCAATAGCGGAGGAGTTGCATTATTGTTCTGAAGTGCTGCTTTGGAAAACCAGTAGTTTAGAAAATAGGCGTTTTGGTCATCCTGACTACAAAGGCATTTATGAGGAGGTATGCCGAGGTTATGAGAATGGATGAGTTCAGCCTTAGACCTCATCAAACCATTGCTGTAGATGCGCTTAGGGACAGCCTAAAGGCAGGAAATAAAAGAATTATCCTTAGCGCACCTTGTAGCATGGGAAAAACACACATTGCTGGTTACATAGCAATGAAGGCCGTGCAAAAGAATCCCAACATGAGAGTGGCTTTTTTTTGCGATCGGCTAAAGCTTGTATCTCAAACGGAAAAAGTTTTCCAAGATATGAACCTCAAGTATTCAGTCCTACAAGCTGATGATCCTCGCTACGACCCAAACAAAAGCATACAGATAGTGAGCACGGCTACTGCCATAAGGCGTAAGCACTTCACTTACGATTTAGCTATAATTGATGAAGCGCATCAGATGTACAAAGGTCTGTTGGACCTAATGAAACGCTATAGCAACGTAGTTCATATCGGCCTTACCGCAACTCCGTACTCTCGTTCTATGGGTTCAGAAGGTTTATGGCAGGATCTTGTTGTCACCACTACTCCGCAAGAATTGATGGATCAAGGATGGCTTTGTAAAACTGACTATTATCAGTCAAGAACTGCTGATTTTTCTGATGTGAAGCTCAAAAAATCACACACAGGTAATGCAGACTACGATTCAGAAGCGCTAGGACAGCGCATGGCTGCAGATGAGACACTTGCTGGTGATATTGTAGCCAATTATGTAAAACACTCTGATGGGCTTACTAAGAGGGCTGTGTGCTTTGCTCCGAGCATTGCTTACAGCAAAAGCTTAGTTGAAAGATTTAACAAGGAGATAGGTCAAGAGATAGCAATACACATAGATGGTTACGATGATGTGGAGACCCGAAGGCTTAAATATCAAGACTTCCAAGATGGCTATTATAAAATAATGGTCAACTCACGCCTGTTAAATACAGGCTGGGATGATCCTTCGGTTTCCATTTGCATCGACGCTTATAAAACGGCCAGTTTGACGGTTTGGCTGCAACGTGTAGGCAGAATTTGGAGGACTCATCCTGATAAAGAAAAAGCCATAGTCCTTGATCACGCTGGTAATTTAGCTCATTTTGGTGCTTATCCTGAAAGCTTTGTGCCGAGCGAGCTGCATACTGGTGAGCGTAATTTTGATGAGCGAAAACAGGTTAAGAAAAGAGAGAAAGAGCCTGTGCTCCATCAGTGCAAGGTTTGTAGCTCTGTTTTTACAGGTTTGCGTTGTAAGTGTGGTTGGGAGCTGCCAGTGGGTACTCCAACTCTCAAAGATGACGGTACTGATTTAGTTAAGGCAGTAAATTTGTCACCTGCTGAAGCAAGGCGCAAGACTCTTACGAAAGAGCAGAAGCAAGAATGGTATAGCTCTTTGCTTTATTACGGATCACAACATCATTATAAGAAAGGCTGGGCATACCATAAATATATAGATGCTTTTAGCTGCACACCTAACGGTCTTAAACAGGTCACGCAAGATCCAATACCAGAGGCTCTGAGCTGGATTAAAAGCCGTCAGATCGCTTGGAGTAAGCGCTAATGGCATGGTATGACTTAGTGCTAGACAATTTAGATAAGGTCCGAAAGGTAGGTGATGAGAAATGGGTTGCTTGCTGTAATGTGCATAATGACTCGACACCAAGCCTAAGCATAACAATAAAAGACAAAAAACTTCTGATGTACTGTTTTTCTTGCGGTGCAAAAGGTGATAGTGTGGTAGAATCAATGGGCCTGAACGTGTCAGATTTGTTTGAGGAAAAGAAAGAATTTGAGCCAGATGCACATTATCTCTTGAGAAGAACGCAGGAGGATGATGATTTTTATATTTTGTTGTATGACTCTGATAAAGCAAAAGGTAAGAAAATAAGATATAAAGATCATAAAGAATACATGGCAGCTATGTCACGTAGAAGTAGAAGATCAGAGTTGGGTATTGCTCAAAACATTATCACAGTGAAGACAGATGGTTTTTTGTAATGGGTAGACCAGAAAGAGTGTTTACAGATGAAGAAGTGGAGATGGTGGAGAAACTTGCACCGTCATTAACTCAACAGCAGCTTGCTGACTATTTTTGTATATCTATCAACACGTTAAAAGAAATCATGCAACGCGATGAAAGAGTTTCTGACAGTTATAACCGTGGTTTGACCAGAGCTGGCATAATGATGGTTGAGAAGCTGTATGACAAGGCTTTAGAAGGCGATCATGCGAGTATGAAGTTGTGGCTATCCCAGAGGATGGGTTGGACAGAGAAGAGCAGGACCGAGCACACAGGTGCCGATGGCGCTCCGATTCAGCACGATATTGATACTCACTGGACAATAGAGGTGATGAACGATGCCACTGAAGAAAGGTAAGTCAAAGAAGGTTATCAGTCAGAACATACGGACCGAGATGGCGGCAGGTAAGCCACAGAATCAAGCCATAGCGATAGCTTATGCCAAGGCTAAAAAGAAGAAGAACAAAGCGAAGTATGAATAATGGCTGAACCTGAGTTCGTTCAACGGATCAACAATCCTGCAAAGTATCCATATATCCGAAACAATGACGGCAGCATATCAACGCATAGAATGGCTGCTGAGACTGATGAAGATGGTAACTGGTTTGTCTTTCCAACAATTCAAATGGTGAATGGAAAGTTAGTCCAGTATGAGGATAACTTTGAAGCAATGAAGAAAGCTTTAAAAAGTGGTAATTTCCTCAGTATGCCTAGCAAAACAGATGCGTTGAAATATGCGGAAGGTGGCTACAAGAAAGGAACAGAGCTTGAAAAGTTCAGGCCAAGTCTAGCTAATGAGGCAGGATACGAATAATGCCTAAGATGCAGATACCGAAGAAGATGCTACCGTTGCTTGAGCCTTCTCGCTACAAAATCTGTCTTGGTGGTAGAGGAGCTAGTAAAAGCATGACAATGGCTGATCTGTGCCTCCTTGCAGCTCAGTCGCATGGAATAAAGACTTTATGCGCTAGAGAGTTCCAAGCCAGTATAGATGATTCAGTTCACGCCCTACTATCTGCAGAGATAGAGCGGCTAGACCTAAAAGGCTTTGAGATACAGCGCAACGAGATCCGCTACCAAAACGAAACAGCATTTAAGTATATTGGCCTTGCGAGGTCACCAGAGTCAGTCAAGTCTTATCACAACTTCAGCCGAATCTTTGTAGAGGAGGCGCAGACTATATCAGAAGCCAGCCTTAAAGCGTTGACACCAACACTCAGGACCGCAGGTTCAGAGATCTGGATGGCAGCAAATCCAAGGTCTGCTGCTGATCCTTTTTACACTCGCTTTGTTAAACCATTTGAAAAAGAGCTACGCAGAGACGGTATATACAGAGACTCACAGCACTGCATCATATGGATGAATTACAGCGATAATCCTGCGTTTCCAGACGTTTTAGAGCAGGAGAGGTTATATGATCAGAAGAATATGTCAGCGGCTCTCTACGCTCATGTATGGGAAGGAGAAACCTATGATGAGCACCATGACAGCATAATACCTGTAGAATGGTTCTTAGCCGCGCAAGATGCACATATAAAGTTAGGATGGAAGCCAGAAGGCGCAATCATTGCATCACATGATCCGTCAG